ACACTTGTTCAGCTTACAACCCGGCTTGCCACCCAGGACTCGCTGAACAGGCAAAACGCGGTAGCTGAACAGGCATGGCGCCAGCAGCTGGCAGCAGCAGAGCAGCAAGCCGTTCATCGGGAACAAACCATCGCGAGACTGATTAATGAAAACGACGCTTTTCGTCATTGGTACAACACCGCTCTTCCTGACGCTGTGCGTCGGGTGCACCAGCGCAGTGCCTGTGCCTCAGCCGGTCATTGTCAGCCAGCGTTGCCCGACGGTCACGCTGTGTCCCATGCCCGCGAGTGACCCACAAACCAACGGCGATCTGAGCGCCGATATCCGCCAGCTTGAACGCGCCCTCACACAGTGCGCCCTTCAAGTTGACGTCATCCACCATTGCCAGGAGCAGTACGATGCAAAAACCAATCAGTCTCCGTAACGCCCTGTTGAGTGCGATCCCCGCCCTGAACAACAGCCCGGACAAACTACAGCTATTTGTCAGTAAGGGCAGCGCTGTCGCCACCCTTGCGACCTCGCTCTCGTTTGAAAAACGCTATCCACTCACCGTCAGTGTCAAGGCGTTCACCGACGATATTAATGTGCTTCTGGTGCCGGTCATGGTTTGGCTACGCGAGAACCAGCCGGACATTTTATCCACCCGCGAGGGCCAGACGGACGGTCTGAGCTGGCTCAGCACGGCAAACGCCCTTGAAGGGCAGGACATCACCCTCAACCTGCAACTGACCGAACGCACAGAAGTAAAAGAGGTCGATGGTCAACTGATTGCCAACGATCTTCCTGAGCCCCAACCCGAACCACCCGTGTCTCGCCCGATGGAGCTGTATATCAATGGCGAGCTGGTCAGCCAGTGGACGACATAATACGACGCACCCGCGCGTCAGCTCCCTGACCAGACATCTGTTGTGTGATGCATCTGCCAATGGCGTCTGGTTGCGATGAAAACCGCTCAACGGCATCCTTACTGTATGAACAATATCTCAACTATTCATGAACTTGTCCGCATGATGCGCAATGTTGTGCGCACAGGCATTATCGCCGAAATCGACCTTACCCGTGGCCGCTGTCGCGTCCAAACGGGAGGGATTTTAACCGACTGGCTACAGTGGCTGAGCCAACGAGCGGGCGAGTCTCGCACCTGGTGGGCGCCCTCTGTCGGTGAGCAGGTGCTGCTGCTGGCCGTTGGAGGCGAGCTCGATACCGCCTTTATTCTGCCTGGCATTTATTCGGATGACGCGCCCGCGCCGTCAGCCTCGGCACAGGCTTATCAGGTCACTTTTCCTGACGGAGCCGTGATCGAGTACGAACCACAAAACAGCGCGCTGAAAATCAGCGGCATCAAAACCGCTGACGTCACAGCCACATCCGGCGTCACGGTGACTGCGCCTCAGGTGACGGTGAAAGCATCAACCCGAATCACGCTGGACACACCGGAAGTGCTCTGCACGCAGAAACTCATCGCCGGCACGCTGGAGATCCAGCAGGGTGGCACGCTGAGCGGCAATATCGAACACAGCGGCGGAGCCCTCAGCTCAAACGGCAAAGTTTTACATACCCACAAACACCCTGGCGACAGTGGTGGCACAACAGGAGCGCCTTTATGACCGTCCGCTATCTCGGCATGAACCGTGACACAGGCCTGGCGCTGACCAATACCGGGCATATCAGGCAAAGCCTGAGCGATATCCTGCGCACCCCGGTCGGTTCGCGAGTGATGCGCCGTGATTATGGTTCGCTGCTGTCGAGTCTTATCGATCAGCCACAAACGCCAGCACTCCGACTGCAAATCATGTCGGCCTGCTATATGGCGATCCTTCAATGGGAGCCGCGTATCACCCTGAGTTCTGTGACGACGGAAAGCCAGTTCGGCGTGCAGATGGTCGTCAATGTTGAAGGACAACTCAACAATACCGGTGAATCCCTTTCATTAACCTTACCGATGAGCTAACCCATGCCTATTATCGACCTGAACCAGCTCCCCGCGCCGGATGTGGTGGAAGAGCTGGACTATGAAACCCTGCTTGCTGACCGCAAAGCGACCTTTATTGCTCTCTTTCCGGAAGATCAGCAGCAGGCGGTGGCCCGCACGTTGACGCTGGAGTCAGAGCCTATCGTCAAGCTGCTTGAGGAGAACGCCTACCGTGAAGTTATCTGGCGTCAGCGAGTCAATGAAGCCGCCAAAGCCGTGATGCTGTCCTACGCGGCGGGCAGCGATCTGGATGTCGTTGCAGCGAACAATAACACCGAGCGCCTGATCGTAACGCCAGCAGATGACTCGACCCAACCGCCCACTCCGGCGGTGATGGAGTCAGATGTCGATTTGCGTTTACGCACGCAGCACGCTTTTGAAGGTCTGAGCGTCGCAGGCCCGGTGGGTGCTTACGAATATCATGGTCGTAGCGCCGATGGACGCGTTGCCGATGTCTCGGTGGAAAGCCCGACTCCTGCCTGCGTCACTATTTCCGTGCTTTCGCATGAAGGCGATGGCACCGCCAGCCCGGCGCTATTAGCCGTGGTAGCAACCGCACTGAATGCGGAAAGCGTGCGTCCGGTGGGCGATCGCGTCACCGTGCAGTCCGCCGAAATCGTCCCCTATCAGATTAACGCCACGCTATATGTCTATCCGGGGCCGGAAATAGGCCCCATCCGTCAGGCGGCGGAAAAAAATCTGCAAAATTACATCAGCGCGCAGTATCGACTCGGACGAGATATTCGCCAGTCTGCCATCTACGCCGCACTGCATGTTGAGGGCGTGCAGCGCGTGGAATTGGCTTCACCACTCAACGATATAGTGTTGAGCAATGCCCAGGCATCAAACTGCACCCACTATCAAATCACCATCGGAGGTACAGATGAGTGATCGACTCCTGCCGACGGGATCTTCTGCCCTGGAGGTCGCCGCCGCCCGCGCCCTGGAGGTCGCCGCCGCCCGCGCCCTGGCGCAAATCGAACGCACGCCGGTGCCGCTACGCAGCCTGTGGAATGCCCAGACCTGTCCGGTTTATTTACTGCCCTATCTGGCCTGGGCGTTGTCAGTCGACAGGTGGGATGAGAACTGGCCGGAAACCACTAAACGCAGCGTTATCGCCTCCTCGTTCTTCGTGCATCAACACAAAGGCACGATCAGCGCGCTACGCAGAGTGGTGGAGCCGCTTGGTTTTCTGATTGAGGTCAAGGAGTGGTGGCAGCTTGATGAAGAGCCCGGCACGTTTCGCCTGGTGGTGGGCGTGCTGGAAAGTGGCATCACCGACGAGATGTATCAGGAGTTGGAACGCCTGATTGACGACGCCAAACCGGCCAGCCGTCACCTCATCGGCCTGGCGATCAGCCTAAGTTCAAACGGCACGATTTTCGTCGGCTCCCGCTGTTACGACGGCGATGCATTGACCGTTTATCCCTATACCCCCGAGCAAATTGTTGTCGGTGGGGATTTCTATCCGGCTTCGGCCATTCATTTCATTGACAACCTGAGAGTGAACGCATGACGACAAAATATTATGCCATTCTGACCAATCAGGGCGCGGCGAGACTGGCAAACGCGACAGCGCTTGGCACCAAACTGAACCTGACGCAAATGGCCGTCGGCGATGGTAATGGCATTCTGCCTGCGCCTGACGCCGCACAAACCAAGCTGGTGAACCAAAAGCGGATTGCGCCTATCAATATGCTGGCGGTCGATCCTGACAACGGCAGCCAGATTATTGCCGAACAGATTATCCCGGAAAACGAAGGTGGTTTCTGGATCCGTGAGATTGGTCTCTACGACGATGACGGCGTGCTGATAGCCGTCGCCAACTGCCCCGAAACCTATAAGCCCCAACTTCAGGAAGGCAGCGGCCGCACCCAAACCATTCGCATGATCCTGATTGTGTCGAATACCGCCGCCGTGACGCTGAAAATTGACCCTTCCGTGGTACTGGCTACGCGCAAATATGTCGATGACAAGGTGATTGAGGTAAAAGCCTATGCCGACAGCGTGATGAAAGCCCACATCGATGCCACCAACCCGCACGCGCAATACCCGCTAATTGCCAACGCGCTAAAAGAAATGGTGGATGCCGGTCTGGTAAGTGACGTTCTCAAAAACCTTGGTTTGGGGGATGGCAGTTGGAGACTAGTAAACATTCAGATATTCACATCTTCAGAAACCTACATACCGACTGATGGTACAAAG